TATGACGTGCTGTCTAGGTTTGCCAACCGCGCTCTTACTGAAGCGGACGCTGCTATGGCAGAAGGAAAAGACCTTGACCAGTGGATCGTGGATGTAGGTATCGGAACGTTGGGCGAGGCGTTTGCTCCGTTCTTAGACGAAGCCATGCTAACAGATGCTCTTTTAGATATCTCTTACCGTGGTGGGCGCACATCTACAGGGGCACAAGTATATAACCCCGAGGACAATGGAGCTACCAAACTATTTAAGATGTCAGGTCATGTGGCGAACACAATGATTCCAAACGTTCTGGCTGTTGCAGATATATCTGGTGGTAAAATTGAGGCCAGCCGCGCAGTTCGCGGTCTTGTAGGAGACGGTCTTGGCATCGATGCCATATCTTCTCAGGACAAAATGGGGCGTCAAAGAACTTGGAAGCAAGAGCTTGCAAGGTTATCTACTGGTGTGTCCGAGCAAGAGTTTGATCCAAAGCAAGGTCTTAGGTTTGCAGCCTACGGATTCCAACGGGGACAGACTGACGCGAAGCGGATGTTCAACAGCCTTACAGATGATTTCGGAGTGACTCCGGCGCAACTGTTGAAGGGTTATCAAGACGCTAACGAGGCGAAATATCGCAATGACCGTGGCTACTATCGTATGATTCAAGACCTTCGGACCATGGGAATCTCAGATTCTGAAATCCGCAGGACTCTCAAAGAGAACAACATCGGTGGTATCAAGGGAATTATGCGTGGTGAGTTCGAGCCATTTAAAATTACGCCTGACACATATAAGAAGCTTCTAAGAGTAGATGCCCTGGATAGCTTGCCTCGAGACGCAATCCAGAATGTGCAGGACAACATGAGAAATCTTCCGCTTGATCCACAAGTTAAAGACAGACGTGAGATAAAGCCTGTTGAGATTACTCCTTCGGCTCCACAATCAAACCCGTACTTGCAGGCTCCGAGCAACTCTGCTCCTGCAAACCCGTATTTAAATCTGGATCAAGGCAGCTTGTTGCCACAATCTCCAATACGTCAAGCCAGTAACAGAGGGCCCGTAAGCCCTGAGTTGTTGGGCGGTAATCCAGAGGAACGTGCGGCTAACGCTTTCTTAAATAATCGCGGCTAGGTTCACTCGTCTATTTCTTTATAGGTGAAGCCTTCTCCTGTAACTACTACATGTAGTCCTTTACCCCCGAAGAGTTTGATAAGCTCGTCTGAGTCCGCTTCGACTTCTGCTAATACCTCTTTATCTTTAAGGGCCGCAGCACAGTTTATAGCGACTGCTATGTAGTCTATGATGGCATCGATTTGTAATTGATGCATCTGTTTAAATCCTACAGTCTTAATGTCCTCTAGTTCCATCATTCTATTTCTCCCCAATGGTCTTTGATATCAACGTCGATCTTGGATGGGATTGCTAAAGGCATTCCGGTCTCCATGATTTCTTTTATTTTAGATGCCTGTTCGTCACTCTCAATACTAAAACATAACTCGTCGTGCACAGTAAGCATTGGAGTAAGTCCTTCGTTGTAGCAATCAAGCATCGCCTTCTTAGTCTGGTCGGCTGCTGATCCTTGGATCAACTTGTTCAGAGCCTTGTATGTGAACGCTCTCCGTATGCCTCTGCCCCCAGGACCCCCGTACTCCTTCATAGCTTCGTCGTAAGGCAGTGGTTTGCCTATTCCGAATGTGACAGGTTCCCAAAGGTGGAAGCGGCATCTACGGCCCATTACAGTGCGTATCTGACCGTTCTTATCCCCCTGCTTAGTGGCAAGGTCTGCCAAACCTTTGACGAAAGGAACCTTAGAGTGGTGTCTACCAATCAAATCCTTGGCTGCTTCTTTAGAAATTCCAAGCTGATCTGCTAGTTTTGCCACGCCCATGCCGTACATGATTCCAAGGTTCACCGTCTTCGCTTGCTTACGAGTGATGTTTGCAAGGTCCGCTACCATCTGGTGCAGGTCAACATCCCCTGTGTTAAACTCTTCCACAATCTGATCTACGATTGGATGCCGGATAGTGGACGGTATCATCGAGGCAAAGTGAACGAGGAGCCTTGGCTCTTGGCTTGAGTAGTCAAACGATCCCCACTTCTGGCCCTCTTCTGGTATGAATATCCCCCGTATATAACGTTTGATATCTGGGTCCCGAGCAGGAAGCTGCTGTAGGTTTGGGTTTGAGGAAGAAAATCTTCCGGTGACCGTGCCCCCAGAATCCCTGCGGGTAGAATGTAACTCAGTATGGATTCTTCCGTTGTGCTCATGACGCAGGATACTGTCAATGAAAGTACTGTCGGCTTTGTCGAACTCTCTTAGTTTAACTAAGATCTGTGCAATCTTATCCGGATGCTCGTTAAGAAAACTTTTTGTAAACGATGGAGCCCCTTTCTCTGTGCGAGGGTATTCCAACTTCAACTTATCGAACATCTTTTGAATAGACGCTGATGCCCAGATGTCCACCTCCATCCCTGCTTCTTTCTCCAACATCCCTCTAAGTAGTTTGCTTTGCTTTTGCAGAGCCTTTTTGTTTTCATCGGCTCGATCAAGATCAACACGCACACCCTTGGTTCTCATGTCCAAGATACACCGGATCAATCCTGTCTCCATGTTCCAGACATCCCACAACTCTTCTTTGTCCAGATGAACTTTCAACGCAGTCCATAGTTTAAGTGTGGCTACCGCATCCTGTTCCGCATAACCCCCCACAAATTTAGGAGGAAGCTTATACATTTCAGACTTAGGGTTGACTCCGAAATCTGCAGCCGCCGCCTTGAGTAACTGTTCATTCTTTCGAACCCCTGCGTAATCACGGGCCATAGCATCGAGGCCAAACGACCAACGGTTCTCATCGACCAAGGCTCCGGTCACCATAGTATCGATGATCCTGCCCTTGATTTCCACACCTTCTGCCCTCAACCAACCTGCGTCATAGGTTGCATTGTGCATAATCACATCCATCTCAGGAACTGATAGCTGTTTCTTGATCCACTTGAGCGTAATCCTTGGGTCCATGTTGTGACCGTTCTCATGCCGCATAGGAAAATACCCTTTGTATTCTCCGGCGGCGACAGCAATCCCAATGATATGTCCGTTGTTCGTGGCCCATCCAGGGCCGAGCGTAGTCAGGTTAGGGTCTTTTGTTTCCAGATCAACAGCCACCTCCTTGTACCCCGTAAGATCAGGGAACTCAGTTGGGATGTTCCAATCAGTTTCAATCACGTTCAACTCACCTTTGAGTTGGTAATTGAGATCACTGGAATCGCCGCTATCTTCTGTAAACAAAAACTTCTGACTCATTTATTTAGCACCTTGTCTAATCTATTAGATATCTCTTTCTCTCTATCAGAGAAATCTGATCCCAAGGCGCTATACCCACACTTATCAATCCAAGAATCCTCATGGTCTAGTCCGTTCAAAAGACGGGCGGACTTAACCCAATCCATCATGATCGCAACATGTTGCGCTGTAATGTATCCATGAGTGCGTAGTGCCTCTCGTACTATTATATTCCATCCGTCAGCAATACGCGAGAAGTTATCGTGGGCATCCCCATAGTCCTTGGCTCTCTGCCCATTGATCAGTTCTTTCGCCTGATCCAATACTTTATCTCTTTTCATAGCGTGTACCTATACTTGTTACTGGATTGTAGGATATACAGATTGTGCCGCGCTCTTGTGATGGCAACATAAAATGCTCGATGTTCATCGTCGGGGAACCTAGTGGCGTAACAAGCTTTAGTCGAAGCAGTCCAAACCATACAGTTGTCATCTTCGCCACCCTTCATAGCGTGGAAAGTCGATACCTTGATACGAGGTTCAGATAGAAGATTCTCCCCTCTGCGAAAGATAGCGTCGATGTACTCTTGCTCTGCACCAGATACGTTGAAAATTTCATACGCCCCGTAAGCTGCATCTTTCAATAGACCGTAATCTTTTAGCAGATCGTTCATGGACAACATGGTCTCTGCAGGTAAGGCATCGAGCAACTGCGTAGAACCTCGGCGTACAACTGCATCTACACCCTGTTTCTTTACAGACTCATAGATCCTTTTGACCTCGGGCAAAGTTATAGCCTCATCTTTACACAGGCTTTCCCAAGCCAATAGGTTGTGTACTAACGTTTCGGAGAGACTGGACTTACCGTTGCGTGAGTATTTATACCCCTGCCCTCGTAACCAGTTCGCCATCTCGGACACATATCCATTGGTCCTTGCCATCAACGTCCAAGACCCCTCATGGATTGGAGCTTCGGACAGGTAGTTAATGTACTCTACCTTGCCTTCTTCCTCACGGGCGGTGAACACCTTCTCATGCCGACCAGTAATTCTTTTTGATATTGATTGCGCGAGTCGGTGGACCGACTTGGGAATGCGATACGACTGACTAAGAACCTCGATGTTATCAGAACTGTTGTTAAACTCGGATACCTCGACCCCCGTCCATCGGTGAATAGCCTGATCATCATCCCCTGCAATCCAAACAAACTCAGACTTTTCCGCTATCTTTCTTGCCATGTCCCACTGCAAAGGGGTGAAGTCTTGAGCCTCATCAATAAACAAGTAATCCAGATTCGGAGTCTCACCGTGCTCAATAAACTTCTCGATCATGTCCACAAAATCGTATTTGTCTGTAGACATTTTGTATTCAACTAACTGTTTAGATAGCTGATCCAACTTGCCATGGAACAAATTCCAATCGGCTTCCTCATTGTACTCCTGATCGATGCTGATCTTTCTCAAACGTGCGCGATTATCTAGCTGAAGATAACGAGCACCTGACCCTCCAACCGTGGGCAATGTAACACCACCATCTAAAGACGTGTAGTCTTTGCCTTCAAACGTCAGGCCAATCTCTCTGCCTATGTTGGCATAGTCCTCTGGCCCCATGATATCAGTAGTCTTGAGACCCAGACCATGGAATCCAAAGGCATGTGTAGTCTTCATGTAAGGAAAGTCTTTGGGCTCTAGCTTGAACTTACCACAGGCTCGAGCAATCATTTCCTCAATGGCCTTTCTTGTAAAAGAAATAACTCCAATACGAGAGGGATGAGCGCCGGAGTCTAGTGCCGCCTCTATCTCTTGTATCAAGCGATAAGTTTTACCACACCCAGGTGGACCTAGCAGAAGCTTACTGTTCTGTATCATAGTCTTTTCCTCTTGGTCGTTGGTTAACCCAATCCTCTATCTCTTCGAGAACCCAACGGCTGGCGGATCTTCTATTGTACTCACTGCCGAGCACGATAGGTTGGGGGAAGCTTGAGTCTGTTTGTGCCAGTTTGTAAACGTATGACTTAGATACCCCAAGCAGATCAGCTACTTCGGATACCCTCATCAGCTTATTAGAACGGGATGTCATTTGATATCTCCTTAATTGGTAGTTCAACTTCGCCTTCGTCAAAGGCAGGGATTACCCAACACCTAAGAGTAGACTTTATTTCGCCTTTCGGGCTTCGCTTAACGATGTTCTGCTTGCCAGTGTCTCCACCCATGTCTCGAATCATCTGCATAAGCTGACCTCTGGTCGGACCAGAGAATCTACGATGGTGAAGGTACTCCAACAAACCATCTAGTTTAAACTTCGTTGCACCTCCATCCGTCCATGGCTTGCCCATATCCATTTCCTCTGGGGACATGGCTCGTACATGGCTTGTGCAATAGTTACGCAAGTGATCTTTGAACTGTCCTGCGATTGTCAGTTCCGGAGGCACTTCTAAGAAGGTCGCACCTTGCATCAAACTATTGACCAGTTGCTGCCACTTCTGAGGTTTCATAGTCGGAGGCATCATGTTCTTTTGATCCATGCAAGCACGTTGAAACAGCGTTTGATTCTGTAGTTGCTCAGTGCTCAACTGTATTCTGTCTCCATCCACGTCCATAAAAAACAGGCGGGGCTCAGACAGCATGATCGTAAGACCGCCAACAGTAACAGCGTCCGGTGCATCATTGCCTATCCCAAACTTTCTCGTAGCGCATACTGCAGGATCACAGTAACTCCGCATCGGTTCATCTTTACAGGTGTAGAGATATTCTTTTTTCTCATGCTGCTTTGTGAGGTTCACGATCTCGCTCGAGGGCAGAGGCGGACTAGCTAGTGTCCGGTTGTACCCTTCGAACTCTTGTTGCCACTGGTCTGGACTCTTCATCTTGCAGTACCGAGCCACGTTAAACAGCGTGTTGTTTCTGAACTCTTCTACAGGTCCATCTGAAAACAAATGCTCGAGGCAAGGAGGTCCATCGGTAAAGTGTTGACGGGGCTTGGATAAACGCATCCCTTCGAGATCGCTTAAAGCTACCCTGGATTTGTCTACTGTGTCTAGGAACTCGTCTAACTCCAGAGCTTCTGTCTTAGAATTAAAGGCATATCGTTGTGGTAGATCCGCATTGAAGTATGGCATGTTGATAAAGTTACCAACGTCACCACGCTCCGCGATGATGGTGTCCTGTTTGGGGAACACCTCACAACCACTGTGTCCTAATGCAATGGACATCTCAGTCAAATAATCTCGTATGTCTGCAGCTTGTTCCCAATCTTTTAAGAACAAATACAAGTGAGCACCGCCCGACTTGGATCGACAATGAACCAAAGGAAGCTTTAACTTCTGGATCTTGTCCTGCATTTCGTTGTGGTTTAAATCGTATACATCTATATCAAGCGCACCGAACTTACACTTGTTCTCTTCGTTGATTGGGATCGCACCAATACCCTGCTTCCCATCGATGTGGGCTTGCACAAGTTCCTCGGTCAAAGGTTCACGAACAATCATACTCTTGGATTCTGCTTTTCCATTGCGGCCCACCCGTCCTACAGTTGTAGTACCGTGTGCAGATTTGGCCCCAAGAAAAGAGGCAAGCAATCTTTCTGCTTGTGTCATGGGTGTCTCCTAAAAAAAGGCTCACGCTAACGGCCCGTGTCAGCGTGAGCCAAACTACTTAAAACGGGATGGAATCATCATCCGGTACAGAACGAACAGTTGCCTGATGTTCTGGGTCTTTAGCAGCTTTTAGTTCTCCTGCAGCAACACTGCTGCGGAAGGTGAGAGCCTCTTGAAGAAGGTCACGGTCATTGACCAAACCAATCTTCTCGATTGAATAGTTAAACCAAGTACCTTGGTCATTGCTTTCCTCGACAGTGCTGAACTTCCACTG